TATAGCTGTAGAAGCTAATGCTTACCAATACTCTCTTCTCTATTGGTTTGATTTCATCTGTCAGCAGATGGGAATAGTAGGTATAGAGGCAGTACCTATATACTCCGGTATGAAAGCTAAGAATGCTAGAATCCTTGAGTTCTTTAAGTCTTATGCAGCAGGAGAACTATTCTGTGCTGCAGAGACTGCGCCTGCAGTTCATATGCAGATTACTGGATTCAATCCGCTTCGCAGAGATAATACTGATGGTCTCTTAGATCTTATGACCTATGCTCCTCAAGTAGTAGAAGAATATGGGGAGTATATAGTAGCAGGAAATATTATAGAATCTCAAGAGTATGATGCAATAGATGTACCAGACTTTAACTCACCCTTTTAGAGGATAGACCCATGGATACAATAGACATAGCTTGTATTTGCCATCAAGTTAACAAAGCATACTGCGAAGCTCTTAGAGACTTCTCTCAAGTAGATTGGCATTGTGCTCCTGATTGGCAGAGAGCTAGTGCTATCAATGGAGTTAACTTCCATCTAATTAATCCTGATGCTGGCCCAGAACATTCTCATAATGAATGGCTAAAAGAGAAAACTGCTGATGGCTGGAAGTATGGCCCTACTAAGAATGAAGTTACTAAGGAGCATCCTTGCTTTGTTCCTTATGATGAGCTTCCACCTGAACAGCAAATGAAAGACAAATTATTTATTAGTACTGTACGTACTCTAATCTCTTAAGAAAGGGTTCCTCTTATGGCAGCTTCAACTTCTATACCTCTATCTGATACTTCTCAGAAAGCTTTTATCGCTTACTACAATTCTATGCAAGACTCTAATAATGCTGTGCGCTCTAACCAGCGCTCCCGCATGGAGAGCATAGATAGAGCTTACCAGCGAGAGAATGATAAGACTCAGGAACAACTGCGAGCTAAAGCTGCTAATGATGCAGGTGATCCTACCAGACTCCAGAATACCACTGTACCTGTAGTAATGCCTCAGGTAGAGACAGCGGTAACTTACCAATCAGGGGTCTTTCTAACAGGATCTCCTCTGTTCGGAGTAGTAGCTTCTCCTGAATTCGAGAATGAAGCACTACAGATGGAATCAGTAATAGAAGATGAGTCTATCCGAGGTGGCTGGGCAAGAGAGCTTATGATGTTCTTCAGAGATGGAGAGAAATATAACCTAGCTCCTATTGAAGTTTCCTGGGAGCAGGAAGTAACTTTCGCTGTGGAAACAGATCTTACTAAGTCTAAAGATCAGGGGATAGCTAAGCAGGTAATCTGGTCAGGTAATAAGATTAAACGCCTTGATCCTTATAATACTTTCTTCGACCAGCGAGTAGCTCCTACTGAAGTATATAAGAAAGGAGAGTTCGCAGGCTATACTGAATATATGCCTCGTATGGAACTTAAAACTTACATCGAAACACTACCTGATAAGATTATCGGAAACATCGCTCCTGCTTTCGAATCTGGTGGCGGAGATGCACCTAGTACCGGAGCAGACTCTAGATCTTTCTATATTCCAGATATAAATCCAGCAGTAACTGATGATGACTATAAAGGTACAGGAACTAACTGGATGTCTTGGGCAGGACTTTCCTCTATAAGAAAGAGTATTGATTACAAAGATACCTATGAAGTAACCACCTTATATTGTCGTGTCCTCCCTTCTGAGTTCGAACTTCGTGTACCTAATAGAAACATTCCTCAGATCTATAAACTTATCATTGTAAATCATGAGCACATTATCTATTGTGAGCGTCAAACTAATGCTCATAACTACCTTCCTATCTTAATTGGTCAGCCTAATGAAGATGGTTTGCGTATGCAGACTAAGTCTCTAGCTACCAATGTGCAACCATTTCAGGAAGTAGCCTCCACTCTTATGAACTCTATTACAGCCTCTCGCCGCAGAGCTATCTCTGATCGAGTCCTTTATGATCCATCTCGTATCTCCAAAGCTCACATTAACTCTGCGAATCCTTCTGCTAAGATTCCTATCCGCCCATCTGCCTATGGTAAGAATGTAGCTGATGCAGTTTACCAGTTCCCTTATCGAGAAGATCAGGCTGGTGTCTCTATGCAGCAAGTCGCTGGACTAATGGATTTTGCAGATCAGACTTCAGGCCATAACCAGGCTTCTCGTGGGCAGTTCGTAAAAGGGAACCGAACTCTTGAAGAATTTGACCAGACTATGCAGAATGCTAATGGTAGAGAGCAGACTTCTAGCATCCTCACTGAGTTCCAAGTTTTCGTACCATTGAAGCTAGTCTTAAAGCTTAATATCCTCCAGTATCAAGGAGGTACTACAATATACAATCGTGATAAGAAGCAGTCTGTAGAGATAGATCCAGTAGCTTTAAGGAAAGCAGTGCTTCACTTTAAGATATCTGATGGATTGATTCCTGCATCTAAACTGATAAGCTCTGAGAACTTCGGTGTAGCTTTACAGGTTCTTGGTTCCAGTCCTGAAATGGCTGCTGGCTACAACATGGCTCCCATGTTCTCCTATCTTATGAAAACTAAGGGAGCAGATCTATCACCTTTTGAGAAGTCTCCTGAGCAGCAAGCTTATGAGCAAGCATTAGGTTCATGGCAGCAGCTAGCAATGCTTGCTGTGGAGAAAGGTATAGAACCAGAGAAGCTACCTCCACAACCTCTACCTGAGCAGTATGGATACCAACCTTCTTCCCAGACTCCTACACCTAAATCTGAGCAAGAAGAAAACCCTAATAATGCACCCACCCCTGGAAACCAATAGGAAACCCCCTCATGGCTACACTAATACCTAATGACTTCTCTTCTTATAATCTAACTGAAGAAGAAGCGATACAAGGCTCTGTATTTACCACCTTACAGAAACAAGTAATTCAGAATCAGCTCTCTAATGCAGCAATAGAAAAGAATAACTTAGAGCTTGATACTAATAACCCCCTTCAATTTGCTCAGCAAGAAGCATCTTTAGCAGGACAGATAGCAGCGTTTCGCTTTCTATTAGATACATCTGCTGTGGCAGAAGAAGAACTAAACCGAGCATTAATTAACTTAGATACAGAGGATTAAACCAATGGGAATCATGAACACATTATTTGGAACTCCAGAAACTCCTGCGCCAGCTACTTCAGCAACTCCAGCTGCAGCTAAACCTACAGAGCCTGGAAATCTACCAGCTACACCTACAGCTACAGAACCAGCACTTGGCAAAGATGCTAAGCCTGCCGACGAAAAGCCTACTTCTCCACTTGATGCTTTCCAAGATTTGTGGCAACCTAATACTGACGCTGAGGGAAAGCCTATAGATAATTCCCCAGCAGTTCCAGCTCAGTTAGATCCAGCAGAGCTAGCTAAGGTAATAGCTAAAGCAGACTTAACTAAGTCTATTACTCCAGATGATCTAGCAGCTATTAATGCAGGTGGTGAAGAAGCTAATGCTGCATTAATAAGAGCTATGAATAGTGTAGCACAACAAACCTTAAATCAGTCTACACTAGCAACGAACACTATGATTGAAAAAGCTGTAGAAGCTGCAACTAAAGCAACAGAAGCTAGACTTGCAGAACAGATTAGAAAACAAAACCTCTCTGATAACCTCCTAGAATCAAACCCTGTCTTTTCAAATCCAGCAGTTAAACCCGTAATTGAAGCTGTACAGTCTCAGTTAGCTACTAAGTTTCCTGATGCAACTACAGCTCAATTAACTAAAATGGCTCAAGATTATGTAGTAGCTATGGGAGACTCTTTATCTCCAGCTAAGCCTGCCTCTGCAACCACAGATGTTACTAATCCTGGCGGCGAAGATTGGGGTAAGTTCTTAGGCATACAGAATCAGGGCTAAAACTTTCATTCTTAATACTATTAATATCTTTTTCTAGGAGATTCCTATTATGTTTAAACGTATTTTACTCTCTGCAGATGGTAGACTACCACAGCCTTCACGGGCAGGTGATGGTATGCTAGCTGCTTTCAAACCCCATGCTTATGCTGCTGAAACAGATGAAACTATTACAGTAGGCGAACTGCAAGGTGGTTTAATTCATCAGGGTACTACTCTTACATCTGATGTAGTCTACACTCTTCCTACATCAGCACTGAGCTTAGCTACAGAAGATGGCGCTGTTATGGATATCGGTGATAGCTTCAGCTT